AGGTCTCGCGGTGAAACACGGTATCCAAGTTGGGGCGGGGGTCGTTGATCCAGACTATACGGGCGAAGTTAAGGTTGTTCTTTTCAATCACGGACACGCCGATTTTCAGGTAAACAAAGGTGATCGTATCGCACAACTCATTCTTGAGAAATGCGATACACCAGAAGTGGTGGAAATTGGTCTCCTCGAGGAGACCGAGAGAGGATCTAAAGGATTTGGTTCTACGGGCGTCTCCGAATGAACATGAAGATGAGACCGAGTATAATTATGATAGCCGCTAAAATGTACCACTTCCACGACGAAAGTTTCTTAGTCGTGTCACTTTTCATGTCTGGTTCTGATGCAGATGATGACGAGGGACCGACAACCGCGATTTCGGTTCCGGTGAAACAGTCAAGGTTTGTAACAAACAATGCTTTTTCTTCCTCGGTGCAACTGTCTTTATTCGCGCAGTATGAACATGCCTCACCCTCTTTGCATTTACAACATGTAGCCAATGCATTTTCTGGAAAGGTTACATTTTCACTTGGAGCCATAAAGCCTGATTTACATACATCTTCACTGACAGGCTTACACCCTTTTGGTGTAACTTCCATTTTTCGATCGCCAGTTTGTCCCATCTCTTTTAGTATGTTCTGGTAGTCGGACTGAGATTCGGTACTCTCTGTCTTGGGATTAATTGCACAATCCATAATACTATAGGTTCACATTTTTTGTGGTAATCTATTGAGGTCCTCTAGTAACCATTGTACCACAAATCTTCCGCCACAGGCATAAATAAAATACCTTTTCGCATCGCCATCCACAATTTCGCATGATCAATATTTGGATAGGACCACAACATCCACCTTTCCCAATATTCGGTTGAATACCAATCGTCCCAATCCTCATGGGTGCTGTGATCAATCATGAGCATACCCCGATGGATTTCGTGTATGTCCGTCTCCAGTCGTAGCGTCTCTGGAACAATAGCACCCTTCTCGATAAGGTGCGCGCGCATGCGTTGAGAATCATGGTGATCCGTGTAATCCTCAACACCAATCTGTCCAAAGTTAATGCTTCTCTTATTTGGAAGAATTACTCTGTACTTATGAGCTGGGCATAGGCTTGGGCTGAGTACAACGCGCATTATATTGTACCTCATCAATAATTTTAGTTCTTCTTTGCGCGTTTAATAATAACAAACTCGAGATCCCCCTTTTTCACATTACCACGGGTCATTGGATTTTTGAACAATACCATATTACCATTTGCGTTGAGAGCACTTGTCATAGACATCCGCGCCAATTTACGGAAAGAGTTTGGTGTGAGATACAGTTTGTTAATTTTCACAACCTTTTCACCAGATTCAATATTATTGGTGCTGATTGGATCTCTTGGAAAGTTTTTCACCTTCATGTTTTTCCAAGGAATCTTATTTGATGTATTATTTTGATTCGCATTCTTTTTTATTTGTTTTATGTTTTGTATGTAGTTGGACGTATTTGGTCTGTTATTGTTGTTGGCAAAGTTAAGACGACGACCACCATTTACCATAAACGTCATCCGCGCTCTTCGCATACGGCGAAGGGCATTGGGATCTATTCTTCGTGGCCTGGCCTGTCCCACATTATTTTCATTTGTGTTTGAGTTTGTATTAATGAGTCGCAACTCGCGGGCTCTATTGTAGTTATTTGTGTTGTAGTTTGAATTATTCATTCGCACCATATTATCATTCGCTGGGTCTCTCATGTTACAATTATTAAAGATTATAATTTAATAAAATGTAAATGGATGACGATTTTATATTAGAGATTCCAAATGTTTTTTCACAAGAGATGTGCGAAACTATTATTAATAAGTTTGAAAATGATAATAAGTTTCAAATTGATGGAAAATTGGGTGGTGAATCTGATCAATTTTTAAATAAAAATTGGAAAGATAGTAAGGAATTATGTATTAATCGCACACCCGGATGGGAACAAATCAATCAAAATATACGCGTTCATTTTGGAAATGCGCTCGTGAAATATGTAGAACACGTGAAAAATATTTGTAGGAAAGCCGGTATAGAAAAAGACGGAGATTTAGATTTTGTGTGTGATCATACTTTCCCCCCATTAGTTGTTCAAGATCATATGATTCAAAGAATACCAAAAGATAGACACTATAGATGGCACCAAGATTATCAATCTAATGAAAATCGAATGTTTACAAGTTTTATATACCTGAACACACTCGGACCAGATGGTGGGGGTAGAACAGATTTCATTAATGGGCGAAGCGTGGAACCGATTGAAGGTAAGATGGTAATATTTCCATCGACGTGGACACAAATACACACCGGACGATTAGTAAAAGCAGATGCTAAGTATATTTTAGTGACAAATGTATGCAGAAATTATGGAATATAAAAATTACAGTGAATAAATCTATATGAAGACATACACATCCCTTGATGGTATTCAAATTAAAGTTGGCGAAACTGCAAAGGAGAATGATGACTTAACCCTTTCGAGTTACCCCAATGAGTGGTGGATGCATGTAGATGGAGGTGCTGGAGCGCACGTCATAGTGTGTCACGAGGAACATACAATTCCTAAAGAAACAAAGAGGGATGCGGCGATCCTGGCGATACACCACAGTAAAACCGCAAATACAAAAATGATTCGGGTCAACCTCGTGAGGGTTAATCAAGTCATAAAAAATGAACGAATAAAAAACCACGGACAAGTCTACCTGGATGGTGAAGTCGTACAACTCACAGTCTACCCAAATAAGGAGAAGGAAAGACTTGCCAGGCTATTAAAAAAATGATATAGTATAGTATAATGTCTTTACCAATTATCATCGGCGTAGTCGTGATAATTTTGATCGCGATAGCGGTAACAATTTTCTTGAATAAGGAAAAATTATGTAATAGTGTATCGTTCGCAAAGAATTTGTCGATGTGTAAAGGTTCGGCACCAGCACCAACGACAACACCAGCACCGCCAGTTGACCCTTATGACACACTATCAGATAGTATCGGAAATAAAATATCCAATTTATAATATAATATGAACCGAGAACAGACTATGAACATTATCCTGGCAATGGTTCTTATCGCAATTGTCTACCTCATCTACCAGAGGACGCGAGTGTCATCTCAAACTCAATCGGAAAAGATGATAAGAGAACTATACAGCATCAAGGATGCCCTCATTCCAAAAAAGTATATTGAAAAGTATCGATCTGAAGGTAACAATGGTTTAACGATTGTTGGTACCGTGATGGAACAGGTCGTTGATATGATGATTGCTATCCTCAAGCAAGGACCAACCAGGGAAATGATTGACACTATTGTGAAAAATCCCGCGGATGCTACCACTATAGCCGAGGCAATAGAAACTGTTGGTGCTCAAATTGTCAGTGAAATTGGTAAAAACAATATTCTTAGAAAGGGAACTGTCAGGACTATTAGTATCGCCCAGGATGGTACGGAAATACCAGAAGCTCCAAGAACTGTTTACAGACCAGATAATAATTCTATGACGAGTATTGCTGAACGAGGTATGAGAGCGGGTGTTCTCAAGGTTGTAGACGATACGTCAAAATATGATAAATACTATGAAGCCACAAAAAATATTCTTTTGGATGTGGAGCGTACAACAAACCCAGATGCCACGGATGAACGCTTCCCAACCAAGGAAGTATTTAAGTCTGAAATTATGCCACAGGTTAGACAGTTAATTTCCAGTCAGAATATAGGACGTTCACCATCGCCACCATCACAGGCACCACCTACTTCACCATCTACTGGAGTGACACCACAAGCGGGATAGTCGTGCGAAAAATAAAGATATCACTTAAAGTTTAGAACTATTTTTAGTAAAAGATGGAATATATTTTAGAAATTGAGGATGTCTTAACTAAAGAGTTCTGTGAAGATGTCATTTCTCGGTTTGAAGCTGATGAAAATAAGATGATCGGATCAACAATTGGTGGGATAAATGAAAATATTAAAAGAAGTATAGATTTAGCAATTTCTCGGCACGATGTGAGAAAGAATTGGGATGATGTCGTTGATAAAGTGGGACAATGTGTAAATGCGGGACTTTCTGAATATGTAAGACATGTTACTAACGAAGGACTAGATCGTTGTGGTGCAATAGAAAGAACGATGTATGACGTGACAATTGGTTTACCTCAAATACAAAAAACAGAAAAAAATGGTTTTTATACTTGGCATCATGACGGAGATCAAAATAGGATTATTACTTACATACTATATTTAAATGATGTTGAAGACAGTCTTGGTGGGGCTACCGAATTTTTAGGTGGGAAGAAAGTACAACCCAAGGCTGGTAAACTTGTCTTATTTCCCGCAAATTATACATACATTCATCGCGGTGGCAAATTAAAAGAAGGAGTTAAATATATCCTTACAAATTTTTGTTATGCGGGTAAACCGATCATACTTCACATTCCAGAACAACAAGCTACAAAAGACGAAGCCTATTAAAAAGATGAGACGAATGTAGTATAAATGTCCCTCAAGGAAACTGAAGTCACATCCCGCGAGAGTCCGGATGCCATGGACAAGCGCCTGTTTAAAGCCAAGCTGGCTGCGATGGAAAAGGCTATGAAAGGCGAAAAGATCCGCTACAAGTCCAAACGAGACCCCGAGAGATTCTTGGATTTCTTGGAGTATCGATTGAAGATTTGGGAAAAGCTTCAAGATGAGACATTCTACGCGAAGCGAATGTATGAAAAGACGAAGGAAGTCATTGAGGGTCTCAGTTGAGGCTTGAGTAGTGACCAGCAATGTAATACACATCTT